CACTTAACAGACGAGTCATTATATTTGTCATACTAGCTTTAATTATATTTACACAAATAGCACCCGTATTTTTTGATGTTCCTACTATCGTACCTACAGTTATAGAAGGCTTTAGTGTATTAGGATTTCAACTGACACCTGATGTTATTGAATATGTAAAACTAGAAGCAGGTGCTGTACTTAAGATGGATGAGATCTTTGGGTGGGCAACAATGATTATAGAATTTTATTTTGGTGCTCAATTAGCAAAAGGAAAGTAAATGACTTATAGAGAAATTATTAACAGCGTTTTAAGGAGGCTCAGAGAAGATACTATTGACTCTGATTGGTCAGGTAACTTATATGATTCTGTAACTATCTCAGATTATCAGAAGTTAATTGGGGAGTTAGTTAATGATTCTAAAAAGAATGTAGAGTCTTATCACGACTGGAATGCCTTAAGAGAGACATTTAATGTTAAAACATCTCTAGGCAATATGCAATACACTTTAGGTGATGCTACTAAAGGTGCAGGTGTGTCTTTTAAAGTATTAGACGTTATATGTCAAGATACTGGACAAGTATTAGAGCAAGTGCCTAATGATTGGATTAATGAGCAAGTGTTCCCTCTGACTAGTGCGTCTACTGGTAAACCTACTTATTATGCCTTTAATGGTATCTCACAAGCAGGTACGAACAGAGAGCCAGATTTTAATATTGATTTCTATCCTGTTCCTGACTCTACTCAAACAATATCAGTTAATATTGTAGGTGCTCAAAAAGAATTAAAGACAGCATCACAAGTATTAAGAGTTCCTTCACAGCCTGTAATTCTTGGGGCTTGGGCTAGAGCTATAGCAGAGAGAGGTGAAGACGGAGGAAGTATCTCTAGTGCTGTTGCGGCAGAAGCTAGAGACTCTTTAAACATTGCAGTTCAGTTAGATGCTGGCAATATGGAATATGAAAGGGATTGGGTAGTAGTATAATATGGCACTAGAATCTAAGCAAATTAATGCTGTACCTTTAGATACTATTGGTATTAATGGTATAGATACGCAGACAACACCAACTGCTCTAACACCTAATTGGTTTACTAAAGCAGACAATGTTGTTTATACAGAAGGTGGTAAAGTTACATTCCGTAAAGGATTAAAGCAGGGCACATTAACTGGTGGTGCTAAGATAGGTTCTATAACAGAACATTATAATGGCACAACAAATAAGATATTTGCTGGTGTTGGCACTAATATGTATATTGTTGATTTGTCTGATAAAGATAATGCTTGGACAGGGTCTTTTGCTACAGGTGCGGCTTCTTCTGATTGGCAGTTTACAAATTTTAATACTCATCTATATGCTGCTCAGTTTGATGAAGACCCGTTATATTATGATAATTCATCTTGGGCTAAATTAAAAGATACAAGTGGTTATCAAGCACCTTCAGGTGTAACTACGTTTGACCCTAGCTGTATGTTAGGTTTTTATGGTAGAGTATGGGCTGGCGGTATTACTGAAGAAGATGATGTCCTATATTATTCTAAATTATTAGACGGTCATAAATGGGGTGCTGATGGCGGCTTTATAGACTTAAAGTCTGTATGGGGTCAAGATACTATTGTAGCTATACACTCTTTTGCAGGTAAGCTAGTTATATTTGGTAAAGAGAATATTGCTATTTATAACAGTCCTGACATAATAGGAAATATAGCTTTAGACGAGGTTATTAGAGGAATAGGATGTGTATCTAGAGACTCTATACAATCTATTGGAGATGATTTATATTTCTTGTCTGATACTGGTGTTAGGTCTTTATTTAGAACTACTCAGTTAGACAAACTACCCCTAACAGAAAAATCTATAACAATTAAAGACGAACTAATATCTAATATTGGTAGCAGTACAAATGTTAAGTCAGCGTTTATGCTAAATGAAGGTCTTTATATTTTATCTTTTGTAGATAAGAATGTTACCTATGTTTTTGACACTACATATAAGACAGAGAAAGAAACTCCAAGAATAACTAAGTGGGATTTTGCAGACAGTAGAGAACCTGCTAGTATGGCGTACACAGAAACATATGGGCTTTTAGTAGGACAACAAGCAGGAAGAGTTGCTACTTATGAAGGTTATTATGATGTAGACTATAGCGGCTCTAGCACTTATACTTATAATAGCTATACAGTTTCTTTTTCTACGGTATGGATTGATTTAGGAGAAGGCGTACAATCATCTATTCTTAAAAGATTAGTAATGCTTGTATCAGGAGGTCAAGGAACAGATGTAGGTATTAGGTTGTATAAAGACTTTGAAATGACACCTAAAATATCACCGACATTTAAACTTAATCCTACACTAAGCGGTGAGCCGTCATACTGGGGAGCTACGTTTTCTAAGTATGGACCACTTACTGGACATACGCATAATTCAGCGACACATCCAGCAGCTTCTAAGTATGCTCCAATCCACGGATTTAAAGAGCGTTCTATACCATTAGCAGGTAGTGCTAAGTACATAAGATTAGAGTGGGACGGAGTAACTAAAGGTTACAAAGCATCATTACAATCATTATCATTATTATTTAAACAAGGTAAAATATTATGAGTAATTATACAATAGCGGTAGGTTGGTCTGGAAAAGATGCCTTAGCAGACACAGACCCCGGAAAAGTTATCTCAGGTGCTGACTTTAATACTGAATTTACAGCAGTAAGAACAGCACTTAACTCTAAGGCAGATGCAAACGGTAGTTCTTCAGAGAACTTTACTGTTAATGGCTTAACGGCTACTACAGGCACGATTGGTGGTGAGGAGATAGTTACCCTAGCTACACCACAAACGTTCACTAAAGCTCATCCTACGGCTTCTGAGACTATAACACTAGCTTCTACACAGACAGCTAACCTGTTAAATTCAAACGTATTTGTAGTTAGTGTACAAGGAAACCACACACTTAATGTGTCTAATATGACATCAGGTGTTGAGGCTTCTTTCTTAATTAAAAATACTGGTGCTTATGATGTAGCATTTAGTACAGACTTCTCATTTATTGGTGGTCATAACCCTACAATAACATCAGGTAACGGTAAAGTAGATTTAGTTAGATGTGTCTCAGATGGCACTAAAATGTATTGTAATATAGCACAAAACTTAACATAGGAAAAAAATATGGCTGGTTTCTTTAATACAAGTTGGGACTTAGGAAATATGTTTAGCTCTCCTTCAGCAGGACAAGGCTTTACATACGATTCATTAGGTATGCCTCTATTAGATAGTGGTATAACACCAAGACCCGGAAGTGAAGGTCCTAATACTACAGAGTCTTTTACAAATACTTGGGGAGCTCCTACTGGGTATATGGGACAAACACAACAGCAAGGGGGTATGTTTAATCCTTATCAAGCTAATACTAGTGGTGGTTTTTATAATCCTTATCAGTTTGGTCAAGTTCAATACGGAACTCAGTATGGTGGTGGTCAAGAGATGCCTTGGTGGATGAATTATAATGTTAATAATCCTTTTATGCCTACACAGCCGTCAACACCTAGCGTACAACCAGAGCAACAAGCACCTAGAGGACCACAAGGTACTGGTCCTAACGGTAAAGACTTAACTTATGATGAGACTATAAAGTATTTTGGTTTGTATGATGACGCTGAGTCAGCTTTAGCTGCAGGAGATTCACAAGCAGCATATAGAAAAGACCATATGCAATGGAGAAGCGGAACAGGTAACTATGAAGGAAAAGGACCGGGTCAAGGACAATATCCGGGACGTCCAGACTTAGGAATTGCTGGAGATGCACAAAGAATGACTGACCTTATGGGTCTACCTCAAACTTTATTAAGTATGCTTACTGGACAACCATTAGATGCTGAACCAGCTATTGGTGGAGGTAGTGGCACTACACAAATTCCACCTATGTTTCAGGCAGGGCAAAATCAACCTTTTGGACCTAGTACAATTCAGTATGGTCCTCAGCCTATGTCTATGCAAAATTATTTAGATGATAGTCAAATATTTAATAGATATACTGTTTCAGATTTAGAGCAGGCACAAGCTGCAGGACTAACAGATACTAGCAAAGCTGAGGTAGTGTCTCCTCGTGATTATTATTTAAGATTTCCTCAAACATCTAGTAATTTTAATTACGGTTTTAACAGAGCAGAAAACTTATTTA